CCGCAACTCTCAACCAGTGCGCACGAGGTGGGCTCCAAGATTTACCTCATGCGAGTATGCCTGCCGTCAACGACAGGTGCCCATAAGCCTGGGCCGAGCCGGGTAACGAACCGCTGTGCGGACCCCTCCGAACAGCAACCAAGGTTTTGTGGCCAAACCTTGCAAACCGTTGGGTAAGCTCCTTTCCCGAAGTTCAATGAGACGATGCGTGGTCGGCATGATGCAAAAACCCCGTACCCCGCCCTTTCTTGCTAGTCAATAATACTGATACATCCTGCTACCCATGGTCAGTCAGCCGGGTTTGTTGTTACCCCAGACTAAAGTGCTCGCCCGTGCCTGTGACTCCACCTTACCCGTACAGCGCAGCCCTTCCGAACTACGCCCGACTGAAAAGGCGATTAAACCCTTCCAGCTTCGTGGACCAACTGGCCTAGACCAGTTGGTGGTCGTCTCTGGTCTCCGTACACTATGTGGCACACCCCACAGCACCCTTTCAGGCTGTACTCCAGACGGTCGAATGCCCCGGAACACCTCGGGCGTTACTCCTGGGTGTCCGCGTTTTAACATGACTTCATCGGGTGTCCCTGGCGGGACGGACAACAGCTCCTTTCGCGAATACTCGGCCGGGCCTGGGATGGAGTGGGAAATCGCGCTGATACAACCGTGAAGTAGGCCGCTTCCCTTTCACCTCCATGTCCAACATTGGCCGAACACCAATCGTCTCAAATCCCCTCGGGGCCGTACGAACCCCAACCATGGGCAATGTCGTCGTCCCCGCAGAAGTCCTCAGCTCTCCAGTCAAAACAATCGCGAAATTCCCGGACGTAACTAATGTCAGGAAACCTCAAGTTTTTCTCCAGGTAGATTTGCTCATCAGGGGTCACACCAAACGCCCTGAAAAAGCTAAGCCTAGACTCCTCATCCGGGGGCAACGCCCGCGCATTCTCAACCTCACCGAGAGGCACACCCAAGACGGAATAGTCGCGGTGAGCGTCAAACCTCACCTTCGCTCCCTTCTCCGTAAAATGTCTGAGGGTTTCGGACCACTTCCAGAGGATAGGTACTCTCGAGCCGAGCCAACTCTCGCACAGAGAAACACCATAAAGGTAATCCCTGGCAAACTTAGGTTCGTTAAGGTGGGCATGAGAGGAGGTCCCCTGTGAAACCACTTTCCTCCAGTCACGCACCATCACCCAATTTCCCCCCACCCTTAACGGGTGGGACTGGCCAAAGCAGACACCTTCTAGCACATCCACAGGACGTTCGACGGTCATCTCGTGACCGCTTAACCGCAGAGCCGTGGGCGCGAATTGCTTGACGACCGCCTGGTAGCTGGAACGGGAAACAAACAGGAGAGCATTGTCTCCATCGACAAGCGAGTCATACAGGGAGGTTCCAATCTCCCGCATTGTCGCATCGATGACGGCCAACATGACAATGGAGTTACCCATGCCAGTGTTGAAATCTCCCGAAGCCCTTCCACCAGGCCGACCAAATCGCACACCACAGCTAGTGACACCGCGGTTGAACAGTTGTTTGGACAGCACACGCATCAAATCCCCATCACCAGGGTAGGCAGCGTGATACACAGAGTGTTCTTGAACAATCTGCCAAACGTCCTCGTGGGCCTCAAAGGCCTTCCCATCAACCTCAAACACTACGCAGTCGGGAACAGCGGAAAACTTCCGCGCAATCAAATTCCCCCTCTCGGTAGGGTTGAGACCCTTCCCACAAGAGCGCGTCTTTGCGACACCTCGAGAACCCATGCCTCTAAGGTTTCCCCAGAGCCAGTGCTCGAAAGGCTTCAGCCAAGATGCAAGAACAAGGTTGTACCTAGGAGATCTTGGGAAAACCATCCTAGGCTTCGCCAACTTCCCTGGTCTGCACTTCTCAGCCTTCAGAAAGGCCCTCAGAAAACTGTCCGAAGAGCATAACGGACCGTCTTCCTCAAGGGACCTAACTGCCTCGAGATATCTCCTGCGGAGAGCACCCGTATAAGATTCCGCAGTAGCACGCAAGTCCCATCTTGAACCGCCATATCTCCTGGCCAACCTTCGTATTTTCCCAAAGGAACGTCGGAGGGCTGGGCAGCCAGGATCAGCCGGCTCGGGTGTAGGACCCATGGATCGCAGGAGCAAAGCTGCGATCTCATTCTCTGGGGTAACGGCGTGGACTCTGGGTACCCAAGTCCCAGGCAATTGAGTGTTCCACGCAGTGACCATGCACCTTCGTGACAGCTTTTCGGGCCGCCTGGATTTTGTGCAGTTGACGTAGGCTTCTTCCCTCACTGGCAATGAGAGAGCGTCTTCATAGGAAAAGCCGTACACAGCATCCAAGCTCCTCTAAGCTGTCACAGAACTTGCCAGACCCTGTTCGGTCATCCAGTCCACGGCTTGTTGCTCAACCGCAGGGACCTTCAGACCTAGGCAAACGGTGTCGACCATACCCGCTGCAAAGTCAGCCCATGAGATTCCCACCCCACGTGCCCACTCCAGCGCCCTCATACGCAAGAGGGCCATGGTCGCCTGATCCCGTTTCCTAAACGCAGCCAGGGTCACTAGTTTTGCGAGGAGAGATGGATAGACAGTTGCCACATGTCCATCAATCAAACGTACCGTGAGATAAGCTTCACGGGTGATGACGCCGTCATCTCTCCACGCTGGGACAGATCCTCCACCAAGGATCTGGACTCCGTCTTCAGAGAGGGCCGCCATGAAGTTGACAAGAGGGGCCTTCTCGGGCGCAGGGAGGTCTGGTTGCCACCGCCTGCGCACCAAGTTGGACACAACGCCAACATCACCGCCTAGGAGAGCCTGTAAAGCCCTCACCCATCGACTCCTCCGACGAAGTCTCACCCGGGCGTCGGACCAAAGGAAACCAGGTTCGACGCCTGTAGGCACAGGTCCTTTCCCAAGGACCTGTCGGTCATTGAACCACCTCAGGCGGGTGAAACACCTGTAGGTGAGGCGTAGTGCTTTCCACATCAACCGTGTTGTGCAGTACGCCAAATACAACACGGTGAGGACGAGTCCAAGTTCTATCATACTTCAATTGGGAAAGCTCCAG